GGCAACTTCTCGCCTCGGCCAACAGAAAGTGAAACACTTTTTTTTCCCATTTAGCTACCCATCCATGAGGTTGCGACAGAAGTGCGCTCAGTTAGAACGCGAGAATTTTTGGCATTGTACTCTCTGTGCGCTACAGGGAAAGCAAAAGTTACACATATTGCGTCCGCAGCATCAGGAGAGGCCAAGCCCCTTGCCTTCATGTCTTTTTTTGACTCCAAAAAGATAGTCCCCTTAGAGTCTGGCTTGATCATAGGCGAAACCAAATCAGTTTTCAAGAACCTATCTTTAGGAATTGAGGCACTTTTCAACCAATCTTTCATCATTCCCCACATCTCAGCCCGTTTGTTGCCCCACATGATCGGGTTCTTGGATTTATTTCCGAAGTTAATTCCCTTAATTTTGTATCGTTGTTCATTCAGGCGATCAACAATACCCGCACCAAGCCCACCTTCGTCAATCACCACCAAAGCGGGTTTAAATTCCTCAATGGCCTCGATGATATGTCCGACAACCGTCATGGTGTCATCGCCTCGGTGTCTGTCAATTCTGACAATGTCTCTTCCCTGACGTATCGCAATCACTGTAGCGTCTGCTCCGAATCGTGCAGGGTCTACTCCGATGATGATGGGCGCACTTAAATCCTTGTATTTAGGCCTATTCATGGCCTCATCGACTATATTGGCCGGAATAAACTGGTCATCACCCTCAGATGGGAACATTCCATAAACCTCGACATGGGCTTGCGCTGAGTCTTGGCCGTATTCGTCAATGATGCTTTGATAGACTTGTTTGTCAGTGCCTTCAACGGTTCTCGCGTCTACAACTTTATTTTTCCAAAAGTCTCTTTTTGAGTTAAAGCACTCATAAAAGTACCCCGTATTCCGGCGAGGATTGGAAAAAGCCAACCATAAACGGTTAGGTGTGTTCTCCGTGAAAAAACCCGCTGTCACCGCCCAGATACTGTCATCGATACCACTGGCTTCGTCAAAAATCACCATTACACCATCGTAATTGTGGACACCAGCGTAGGCATCAGGATTCTCGGCTGACCAGAGTCTTCCCTCTACAGCCCAATACCTCGTACCTTTTTTCAAATCCTTTTCAACCAGCTCAGTCAACCAAGCAGCAGGGGTGATCTTTGTTGCGGCAACCTCAAACCAGTGACTGTTGATGCTCATGGCCAACCACTTAGTAATTTCAGCCCATGTGACCGCCCTTAACTGAGCCTCAGAGTTAGCCGAAATAACAGTTGTAGAGCCTATCCGAGTCGATAACATCCAGATGGTCAACCAAGACACCAAAGCAGACTTACCAATACCACGCCCAGAAGAGACAGCATGACGCAATGTCTCAAAATCAATCAAGCCCTTCTGACGCTTGATATGCGTAGCTACCTCTCTCAAGACTTCCCTTTGCCATTTACGCGGGCCTTTAAAGTGCTGTAAGGGGGTATTTTCTTGCCCCCAAGGGAATGCAAACAAAACAAAGGCTTCTGGATCATCTGCAATCGCAGGCGTCCATAGGGTGGCCATTAACTCTTGTTCGTCTTCGGGCTTGTAGATGGTGGTTTGCATTTATCTAACAATTTGATAAAATGGTGGCATGACATTGTCACCCATCGTTAATACTGAAATTAAGATGCCAGCCAAAATGCTTACGGCACTTGGTCTGCATGAGACGCGCTGTGTTGTTACCGGCGTAAGCAAAGTCACCGAAGAATCAGTTAAAGCATTTTTGACTGAACGATACGGTGAAAATTTTGCAAACACCTTTGATCCAAAGTTCTTGTTCAATAGCCAAGGCGCTTGAGCAATTCATTGCTGATCACACCAGAATAGGGCTTCATCTGTAAAGCCCGCAAATCAGTTGCGCGTGGGTTCATAGGGTCTGGAATCTTTCTCGCTTGCGCTACTTCGGGCAGCAACTGGAAAATGTTCAAGTCTTCAGCCAGTGTGCCCAACCCCTGACCTTGCACGCCGCCTGGGTACGCAGGGTGGCTTGATTTAATCACAGGACTGCCTGCAAATATCTCACCCACATTTTGGATGCCACCCTCTTGCGCGGCCAATTGAGCAGGGTCTGACACAGCCAATCTTGCGCTACCAATATTCAAGCCGCCTTGTTCGCGGAAGTCTCTGTCCATCATTGCTTTAACAGCTTTTCGAACCCTATCTGGCGCATCTCTAAACTGTTGCACACTAGCCGGATCAGACACACCAGACCAATCAGGAATAAACTTCTTAATTGATCTGTCTAACTGCTTTTTCTGCGTCTTGCCCATGGCAGCATCAGCGTAAGACAACATCGTCTCACCAGTCATCTGTGCAAAGTCACCGCCAGTTGGAGCCATGCGCCAAGGCAAATAAATTGGGTTTTGTCCCGTGGCCTGCTTGATTTCATTGGCGTATTTCACCAACGCATTTGCAGGCACATTGCCAGAAGACCAAACTAAGCCTGGGTTATTAAACATGTAATCCTGACCACCCAACATGTCCACAGGGCGGTTAAATTGCACATTGTCAATACCCACCAACTTACCACCAGCCGCTGTTCTGTCAGCCATGCTTGTAATAAACGGTCTACCAGCGAATTGATCTAGCGTAACCGTTGCAGCATTTGTCGCATTTGGATTTAACTGCACATCACGCACCAACGTTTGCATTCTGGCCTGCTCTTGAACCCTTGGGTCATAGCGTGGATCAAACGCACCAAAACCACTGCGGCCAGATGGGGGCAACGCAAACTTTACAGGCGACGGCGCAATAGATGAAGGCAGGCCAGGTATTGTTGATTGGCCTGACAACATTCTTGCTGCCATCTCTTCACCCATCATACGACTACCAGCCAAGGCTGCTTGCCTTGCTGCCCTAGCCGCCTGCAATGAAGCCATAGTCACCGGTTGCGCCATAGGAGCCACAGCCATCCCAGCCTCTAAAGCCTCAGGCCGAACCCTTGTAGTCCCACCCAATCCACCAGCACCCGTTGTCAAAGGCTCACCATACGAAAGCCTATCAAGCGTCTGGCTAATAGCCGGCATCGACAAAAACCTCGCCGTGCCCTGCATCTGCTGAGTTCTCTCAGGCGCGTAACTCTGCGCTAGAAGGTCAGCCAATGCACCCAAGTACTCATTCCTTGGCGTAGCACGCATGGCATCAGGATACGCCAACATGTTCGCTGGACGGTCTGCTAAAGCGTTGTATTTAGGCATGGGGGGGATGGTAATGGATTTTGGGGAAAAATAAAATAAAAATGTTCGAGGGGTTACCGTTCCTGTGGCCCTTTCCCCTCGGCCCTACCCACCCCCCCTCGGCCATCGGTCGGGACGGTATCCACAGGGCGTTTCCCCCACTTGTCCACATTCTCCTGTGCTTAACTTTATTTGTAATGCTTGGGTACGCATAATTCTGTGGATAACCGAGAGGCGACTTAACATAATGGTGATTGTATAAAACGGACGATGCTTTTCTTGTTGTCGGGCTTTCTTTTTGTTGCGTCTGAGCAACATGTGCGCGTGTGCGTAAATCTATAAAATCTATGCAAAAAACGCATAACCTTTATTTGATTCCATAACCTCTACGCCCTTTCATCTCACCTCTTGTATTCACCCTATGCAATATTGGCATAACCCTTCCTTCCTAGCCTTCTTACCCTTTCTATTCCCTATCCTTTACTTCTGCGTCAATGATGTTGCTTTCATCGCTTAAGACTCTTTGCTTTGCTTCTTTTAGGGCATCCATGACGCTTATTCTGTTATCTGTTACTGCCACGTCTATCCTATCTCCGTAGGTTTTTGGCTTTAGTTTGCTTGCTACCCACTTTCTGGCATCTACTTGCATTCTCTTTTGTTGTACCCAAGCGCTTGCCATTGGGCCTTCTAGTCCTTCTGGCATTTCTTGGTCTGCCAGTTCTATGATCTCTTCTGCTAGTCGGTCTGCTCGGCTTTCTACGGCCTTTTCATACATGCTTCTGAATTCTGGGTTGTTTCTTAGCATCAACATCACCAGTTGATAGCTTGGCATCTTGTCCGATGTCTTTAATGCGCTACTCAGACTTTTTCCCTCTGAGATCAGTTCACACATTGTTTGCCAGCATGGGTTGTCCATCCCATAGACTACGGGTCTACCGCCTGGGTGTTTTTTAACTGCAACTTCTTGCGCCAAGTTTTTAGTCACTTGTAAACTCCTTAAAAAAAATAGGTACTCACGCTTTTGGCGCTTTCCCTAAAATGCAACTGCACTTCTATCCTACCACTGGTTTGGGAACTTCTGTTGGCCATCTGTCTCCCAATGTCTCTACCGTCGCTTTATGCGCTTTTAACCACATTTCTTTTCTTTGTTCTTTTGTCATGTGCGCCCCTTGGTCTATCTCGTAATGACATCTCAAACACAAAGCAGCCACTAGATTGTCGTCTGCCTTGATTCCCTTCCCTTTTCCCCCACCCCAATTAC